AGACTTGAGGATTTTGAGGATTTTGACCAGTTTGAAGCTGCGAAAGAGCAGTATCTGATTCAGCGCGCCAAGCAAGAGTTGCAGCAGTCACTACAAGCTGAAAAGGCGAAGGCTGCGCAGCAACAGATTGACCAGAAGTTCTCTGAAAAGTTGGCTAAGGCAGCAGAGATTGATCCAGAAGTAGTAGAGATAGTACAAGACCCTACACTTCCTGTCAGCGCTGAAATGGCTAATTTAATTAAACAGTCTGATCTGTCCATAGAGCTTTTGAAGCACCTCAATGGCAATCGGCAAGCAGCACAGAGGATGATGGGCATGTCCCCAGCACAGCTTGGGTATGAATTAGGCAGACTGGAAGCATCTATTGTTGCCAAAGCGCAGTTACAAAAAGTAGAAGCACCTAAGAAGGTAAGCATGGCTCCAGAACCTATTCAGACAGTAACTTCTAATGGTCCGGTTGAAGTAGACCCAGATAATATGCCAATAGAAGAGTGGATGAAGCGGTTTGGTGGCCCACCCAAAAGACGATAATAGAAAGGATAATTAATCATGGCAAGTAACACTCTTCTCACCCCCACTCAGATCACCCGTAAGGGTCTTTCTGTACTCCACAATAACTTGGTATTCACCAAAGGGGTTAACCGTCAATATAGCCAAGAATTTGGTAAGGTTGGCGCGAAAATCGGTTCTACCATCAACGTTCGTAAGCCAGTTCAGTACTACGTTCGGGATGCTGCTGCTGCCAGTGTTCAGAATACTACTGAAACTTATGTACCATTGACCCTCAACCATCAATGGGGTGTTGACATTGCTTTCAGTTCCGCAGAACTTACCTTGTCACTGGATGACTTCAGTGACCGTATTTTGACTCCTGCTATGTCCAAAATCGCCAGCGTAATCGACCAAGCTGGTTTGGCAATGTATAAGAATATTGCCAATTGCGTTGGTACTGCCGGTACCACTCCCGGTACTTCCGGTGGTGCTGCTACTGGTCTTGCTCAGTACAACGCACCTATCGTGTATCTGAACGCAGGTATGATGTTGGATAACTCCAGTTGTCCTCGTGACCACCGTCGGTCAGTAGTCCTTAACCCTGCTGCTATGGCACAGTCCAACGCCGGTCTGTCCGGTCTGTATAACAATACCCAATTGGTAGGAGAACAGTACCGTAATGGTTTGCTGGGTGAGGCACTGGGTTTCACCTTTGCTATGGACCAAAACGTTAATGCGATGACTGTGCCTACCTCACTGGCTGGTTCTGTTACTGCCACTATTACCGATGGGTCAAACTCTGTTGCCCTAGCCTCTCTGACTTCTGCTAGTGGTACTATCAAAGCCGGTACGGTATTTACCGTTGCTACTGTTTACGGTATTAACCCTGAGAACCAGACTTCAACCGGTCAACTTCAGCAATTTGTTGTTACTGCCGATGCTACCATTTCCAGTAACTCTGCTACTGTAACTGTTAGCCCAACCCCAGTAGTTATTGGTGCTACTGTTGCCAATGGTACTATAAGCAATGCCGCCACCGCACAGGCAGTAACTTTTGCTACAGGTACTGCAGTGGGCTCTTATGCTCAAAACTTGGCATATCATGCCGACGCATTCACCCTCGGTACAGCCGATCTTGAGATTCCTCAGGGTGTGGATTTTGCTGCTCGCGAATCTTATGACGGTATTTCAATGCGGATCGTTCGGGCCTACGATGTAGGTTCGGACAACTTTATTTGCCGTATTGATGTTTTGGGTGGCTGGGCAACCCTTCGTCCAGAACTGGCATGCCGTATTCTCGGTTAATAAAAACCAACAGGGGGGAGGTATCACCTCCCCCAATCCCACAAAATGAGGTGATACCATGAAAGGTCAAGCAAGACCAACCAAAGTGCCCAAGAAGCAAACCAAAATGACCAAATCTGGCGGCTATGCTCCTGCCAGTAAGACCAAGAAGATAAATTAACTATTTTTCTCTTACAGGGGCGGTGTAAAAACCACCGCCCCCCAAATATAAAGGAGATTACAATGGCATGTCCTAAAGGCGGTCCAAAGTTTGACGGTAAAGGTCCACGCAAAGGTGGTATGGGAAGAGGTAGACAAGCAAAAGCAGTAGGTGCTATGAAGGGCAAAGCCACGAAATTCCCAATGGGTGAAAGTTACGCTGGGGAAATGAGGGCAGTTAAGGCAATAAAGAAGGCTAAGAAGAGATAGGAGATTGCCCTATGGAGCAACAGCTAAGACAATGTCCTCAAACTGGGGTGTACTATTACGTACCAATACCGGACGAGGCTGAAGAAGAGGTAGTAATACCAGAAGTGCCGGAAGTTAAGATAGACAAACCTAAGATGGGGCGGCCGAAAAAGAGGTAAGGTATGCAGCTCAAAGTACAAGACGTTATTGTTGATGCAATGAACCTGATTGGCGTAATTGCCATCAGCGAAACCCCATCTGCGGCTGAAATGCAGATTGGTATACGTACCTTGAATATGATGCTGGATCATTGGTCTGCTAATAGGCTGATGCTGAGGTCTACAGATACTACCTCTTTTCCGTTAGTTTCAGGTAAAGGGGTTTATACTATAGGCCCAGCTACCTGTGACATTATCGCCCCTAAGCCTATCAAGATTGAACGCGCATTTATGCGTGATAGCAATGGAATTGATTACCTTATCAGCGTAGTACCTCAGTCGGAGTATGACAGCTACCGAGATAAGTCAATCATAACTGCCCTGCCAGCTACAATATATTACGATCCGGGCACAGCACAGCAGAGTTTAGTGCAAGGCACTATCAATGTATATCCGATGCCTGACGCAAATGGGTCGTACACAATGTTTATTGACTACGACGCTTACCTATCAGAGTTCAGCAGTTTAACCACAGTAATAACTTTCGATCCAGCGTACTACGAAGCGTTAGTGTACGGGCTAGCTTTACGGCTGTTCAGACGCTATCATGTAGACCCCAATAAACCAGTGCCTACAGATATATCAGCGGCTGCGGCTGCGGCGATAAAGACTATTGAGAATATGAACTCAGTACAAGCTAGAGCGTCTATGGATGTACCCGGCAAGGTTACTACTTTCAACGTGTATACTGGGGATTATAACTAATGCAAATACCGTTCATAGGGAGTGGCTATCAAGGCCGGTCTACAGATATAAATACGTCTAGGTCAGTGAATTGCTTCCTGGAACTGGGAGGTGACGCGGCTAAAACACCCGTAGCTCTTGTAGGTACGCCCGGTACATCCTTGTGGACCAGACTCGGAACCTCACAGATACGAGCTATGTACGTGTACGGCGGGTACTTATTTGTAGTAAGCGGCAACACTCTTTACAGAATCGACTCAAAGTTGGTATCTACTACAGTAGGCACTATTAACACTACATCAGGCTTTGTTACATTTATTGACAACGGGATAGCAGCAAACGGTGTAGGTGGGAACCAGATGCTTATATTAGATGGCTCCTACGGGTACGTGTACGATTATCTGGCAAATACGATTGTAGTACACCCAAGCGCAAATTTTCCTCGACCTGCTGTAGCTGCGGCCTATATGGACGGGTACGTAATTGCTACTAGTGGTAATATGGGGATTACAGTGTCGGAGCTGTACGATCTCAGCACATTTAATGGTCTTGCGATAGCTGCGGCCATATCTTCCCCGGACAGTATAAAGAATCTGGTAAACCTACATCAGCAGCTATTCATCATCAAGGAATACTCTACTGAGGTGTGGTACAACACAGGTACTGCCACTCAAGACGGATGTCCATTTTCAAGAGTACCTGGCGCAGTAATAGATTATGGTACTGCAGCTACGCACTCCGTAACCAGAGGTAATAACGCCATTTATTTCTTGGCTAATCAGAGAATCAGTGATGGGTCCGGGTCGTTATATGGGGTGGTCGAGTTAAATAACTACACTCCTACCTTAGTGTCCCCTCCCCAGATTGTGTATCGTATTAACCAGATGACTGATATAGCTAACGCGCAAGCCTATTTCTACGGGGACGAGGGCCATGCGTTCTATGTGCTAACTTTTCCTACGGATAACGTGACTTTGGTATATGACACTACTACGCAGCAGTGGCATGAGCGGTCCACCTACACGACTAAGAAGTACGTCACCTTCGATACCGACGGGTCGCCTAGTTACTCAGTGAGTGATATACTTACTCAGAATAGGCACTTATCTAACTGCTATGCATTCTTCGCAGGTAAAAACTTGGTAGGTGACTATCGAACAGGTAATATCTACGAGATGTCCAGCCACTACTACACCGATAATTCTGAGCCTATCGTTCTGGAGCGAGTATCCCCCATTATCTTTGATAATAGAGACAAAGAGAACGTATACATCAGCAGAATCATAGTAGATGGAGAGGAGGGAGTAGGGGATAGCTCCCTCTACCAGAGCCCTGTAGGTGTGGGGTACTTAGCTGACGGGTCGTATTATGCAGATGGTAGCATTTTTGCTGGTGCATTTGAGATGACTGATAGTGTCGGCTCCGCCCCTCAGATTGCCCTATCGTGGTCGGATGACTCAGGAAAAACATGGTCAAATGAGTATGAAAGCAGTATGGGACGGATAGGAGAGTATAAGTCCAGAGCGATCTGGCGCAGACTAGGGTTTGCCAAAGATAGAGTATTCAGGCTGCGTTGTTCAGCCCCAGTTAAGAAGATATTCACAGGGGCATATATTGAGGGTACTGTGTAATGGCTACAAGTCCTCCACCCTATAATACACCTATGTACCAGAACGGGTCTATGACCCCAGCTTGGCTGTCGTGGTTTAACTCTGTAGCCGAAGGCGCGGCAGGAGGGTCTGTAGACGCTGCACAGGTAGTGCAGATAATGAACGATACCCTGCCAGT